AAAGCCTGCCGCGTTGCGACTGGTGGAGGGCCGTGGGCATGGGCGTGATTCTGGTGGCCGTGAGGTCAAGGAGGGCCCGAGTTTTGATCGTGCTGCCCCGGATCGCCCTGACTGGCTGACTCCCCTGGCTGCCGATGAGTGGGATCGGGTGGTGCCTGGCCTGGTTCGGCACAGGGTGTTGAAGCCTGAGGATGCTTCGACGTTGGCGGCGTATTGCGAGCATGTGGCGGAGTTTCAGACCGCCACTCGCGCCCTTGAGGATGCGGGCTCGCTGTTCATTGATGCTAAGCAGGGGACGATTCCTCACCCTGCTGTGGCTGTTCGGCGGAATGCGGGGTCCCGTGTCCAGGCGTTGGCGAAGGAGTTCGGTTTGACTCCGTCTTCTGAACAGGACCTCGCTGGGGATGACGGGGGTACCAACGGTGGTGATGGCAACCCGTTCTGAGACTGCGACTGCTGAGCCTCTTGACGTAGAGGATGAGGCAGATGAGGTGACGCTTCCCTCGCCGTCGGTGTTGAAGCGTTTGAAGCTTTCCCGTGAGGTCGCCTGGTACACGCTCTCTCGTGGGTATGACCTCCCTGAGTATGCGCCGTTGCACGCGACGCCGGATGGTTCGGCGGTCAAGGATGCGGTGTTTGATCCGGGGCGTGTGGATCAGGTGTTGTCGGCGTTCAAGCGGTTGCGGCACACGCAGGGCAAGTGGGCGGGGAAACCGCTGATCCCGGACGCGTGGCAGGTCGCCTACATTCTGGCGCCGGTGTTCGGCTGGGTGGTCCCGGCTGATGATGGGACGCACTATGTGCGCCTGGTCCGGAGCGCGTACGTGGATGTGCCACGCAAGAACGGCAAGACGACGCTTTCGGGCGGTATCGCGGTGTACCTGACTGGCGCGGATGGGGAGCCTGGCGCGCAGGTGATTGCAGCGGCGTCAACGAAGGACCAGGCGGGCCTGCTGTTCGGCCCGGTGAAGAAGCTGGTGGAGAAGTCACCTGACTTGCGCGGGCGGTTCGTGCCGCGTGCCGGGCTGATCCTCCACCCTAAGAGCGACTCCTATTTCAAGGTGATCTCTTCTGCGGCGGATGCGCAGCATGGTTTGAACGTGCATGGGGCGATCATCGACGAGCTGCACGTGCACAAGACCCCTGATCTGGTTGAGGCTTTGGAGACTGGCACTGGTGCCCGTGAGCAGCCTCTGATCACGATGATCACAACGGCGGATGACGGTAAGACGGAGTCCATTTATGCTCGCAAGCGGCGGTATGTCGAGCAGGTCGCCAAGGGTGTTTTCGTGGATCCCACGACGTTCGGTGTGGTCTTCGGGCTGCCGGATTCAGAGGACCCTCTAGACCCGAAGAACTGGCCTAAAGCGAACCCTGGCTACCCGATCTCGCCGACGCGAGCGTTCATGGAGCAGGCCGCGAACAAGGCGAAGAACTCCCCCGCCGAGCTGGCCTCGTTCAAGCGCCTGCACGTTGGGATGCGAACGAAGCAGACGACCGCGTATCTGACGTTGACGGAGTGGGATCGCAACGCTGGTACGAGGTTGCGCGACGCGGACATGCTGGGTCGGGCCGCGTACGGCGGATTGGATCTTGGCTCGGTCTCCGACATGACCGCCCTGTGCTGGCTGTTCCCGAGGGATCACGGCCCGGGGTATGACGCGTTGTGGCGCGTGTGGGGACCTGAGGCGAAGCTGGACGACTACAACAAGCGCACGGCGGGCGCAGCGCAGGCGTGGGTCGATCAGGGCTGGCTCAGGCTGACACCCGGCGATGTCACCGACTACGAGTTCATTCGGGCGACGATCCTCGATGACATGGACATGTTCGAGGTGCAGTCACTGGGGCTGGACATGTGGAACGCGACGCATCTGGCGAACCAGCTCTATGACGACGGTGTGCCGCTGGTGAAGGTTCAGCAGGGGTACCGTACGCTGTCCCCCGCTTTGAAGGAGATCAAGCGCCTGGCCGCGCAGGGGAAGCGTGGCGCGGAAATGATCCGACACGGCGGCAACCCGGTCATCCGGTGGATGGTGGACAACCTGGCGGTGGCCATGGATCCGGCGGGGAACGTGAAGCCGGACAAGAAGAACTCAGGCGACAAGATCGACGGGATCGCGGCACTGGTGAACGCCGCCAGTGAGGCCATGGCGAAAGAGCGGCCATGGGCTGACGACAGCGCAGGGATCGCGTTCATCTGACACAAGGGCAAGGGAGGCACGGCATGAAGCACAAGCGTGTGTACAGGGTGACTCTTACAGATGAAACGAC